CGTACATGATTGGGCGGCAGCTGATGTTTTAAATGTTGGCGCTGATCAACCTTATAATGATTTAAGGGTGTTTGCATCTGACTTTTCAAACATTGATGCATCACTTGAACAATTAAAAGCCTATATTGGCCTTGATCCATATATATTTGCAGATGAATTTGGCAGAATAAATAATGATTCATTGACAGTACCAAAATTTTCTGATATTGACAGTATCTGGATCCCAGAATTAGGAAACATGGGAATAAAAAACAAAAAAGCCACCACAGATGATGGCTCGACAGCTAGGGCAAGTATTGCATTATCAGATTCTGATTATGTTGCGGAATTTGATTTTGAAAATGGCTGGGTAACGGGCAGGACAGCCTGGTTTTATTTTCATTATGAAGACAATAACAACTGGCTGGGATTTTCAATGCAATCAGATTCCACCGTAAGATTTATGTATAATGATGCTGGTGGTGGTGCAACAGTAATTTCAACCGGATCTAATCCATCAGCCATTGTCACAAATAATGATCATTTTATAGTGACAGCAAATGATACAGTTTACAGTGTGATTATTCAGAACACAAATGGTTCACACACAGCTTTGCAAGATTCAGCCGGATATCACAGTGATGTAGCAAGATGGGCCATACAAAGCCAAGATTCAATTCAAACTTTTGATAACCTTATAATCAGGAGAATAGAAGAATGAAATATATTTTATTATTGATACTAATAATTCCTGTAATTTTATCAGCTCAATTCAATCCAATTGATGCAAACACCATTTATTATTGGAAACAGGGCATAGGATTTACACAAAGTAATGATACTCTTGACACTTGGGCGGATCATGTAAATGCTGTCCTATGCACTTATAAGGCCATAGGTGAAAGGCCGACAGTTGATAGTGATAGTGTTTATACTGTTTGGGATGGGATAGATGATGCCTTAATATCTGATAGTGTGGTTTTTGTATCTCATGGGCTTGATACGGCAGGAACGATTGAAGCGTGGTTCAAAAATGACGATGACACAGGGGTTGAATACGTTATTTTCTTAAAATCCGGTCCATCTGGAAATAATTTTTGGATCCGTAAAAATTCAAATATTTATCAAGCTGGTGCCGGTATAGGTGGGGAAGCTGATAATATCGGCTGGCCTGCGACAACTTATGGTTATGGTTGGTGGTTTATTGGTATGACTTGGAGTACGGGCAAGGATAGTATACTTTATTATCGCAAAGGCATTTATGGTGGTTTTGATGTTGCTAATACTGATTTTACAGGTGGAGATTCAATGGTAGCAGCTATTGGTGCCATAGACGATGGAACTTTAATGATGGCCGGAAAAATTGGGGAAATAAGAATAAGCAATAAAAGGCGTACATTGGCAGAACATCAGGATTATTATAATTATCTTCAAAATCCATCTTGGACAAGCTATGTAGATTATACAAATGGGAATGATAATAATTCAGGGCTTGAATCCGAAAATCCCATAAAGACGATTGAAAAAGTGAATGCCAGATATACAAGACCGGGTGATAAAATACTATTTAAAAAGAATGAAGTCTGGGATGACACCTTGAATGTGCCATCATCTGGAATCTTTGCAAAAAATATATATTATTCCACATATGGATTCGGGCTTAGGCCCATTATAGATCAAATAAATTTAAATAATAAGGATTTTATATCTGTGTCTAATTGCATCAAAACAATTAATGGAATAATAAATCCAGGAAATAATTATAAAAAGTTTGGTCCATGTTTTAAGGGATGGCATCAAATTAATAAATGGCATCCATGGACAATATCAGGCAATCGAAATTAAATAGGGGGATTTAAAATGAAACAAATATTTATTATTATATTTTTATTTATATCAGTTATTATTCATGGGCAGATAACCGGTCAGAATGATTTATTTGGCATTGATTCATCACCGGCAGCATTGGACACCCTGACAAATGCAGACACCGTTTTGACCAGAACCATATTATTTGATAGGCCAGATGACATGGGTGGATCAATAAATGTGGGTGGATATATTAAAAATCTTACAGGTGACACAGTAAGTGTCACACCAGAATATTCCAAAGTTAGGGCAAAACATCCAACAAGATATGGTCCCTGGCAAGCAATGTCAGCCATCACCTGTGCAGCTGGCACAGATTCCATTGCCTATGAATTGGATATATCCGGTGATTCACCTGCCTTTTGTTGGGGTTATCGAGTGCGATATATTACATCTGGAACCCATACAACCAAAATTGAATCAGTGGGAAGTCACCGATGAATAAAACAACAGCAATTCTGATGATTGTTGTAATCATCCTATCAGTGTTCACGGTTTTATATTTTATTAAACCAAGGGTGGTGACAATATATGAAATGGTGGAAAAAATTGACACCCTATATTTCACCGTGGATGAAACAGTCCCACCAGACACTGTGGAAATAATCAAATGGATCCCTGCCCAGCCGGAAATTGATTCCATCCAGGTCCTGGATTTAGATGCAATGATCAGAAATAGGGGAACAGACGAAGAAGGTAAAATCATCATCATTGACATGCCGGATCCGGATCCGGGTCCACCGGTGATGATTCCATATCAAAAATCCACCAGGGCATTTTCTGCCAAATTTATAGATGGCCGGGTGGATGCCTTTGCACCATGCAAGGTGGATTCCTTCCATATTCAAACAAGTTTGAACCGGCAGGCATATCTGAAATTTTTTGAAGAAGAATATCAGAAAGTCCTGCCATTGGGTGTGGATTTTATGATCAGTGCCGGGTTTGGACAATATCCGGCAATTGGTGCCGGTGTCTTTGTGAATAGATATGGAATTCAATATGTCCGGCATGGATCTGATAATCTGTTCCTGGGCAATTTCCGGTTCAATATCTGGTGAAACCAGGCTGGATCCTGTCAAAACCTGGCTGCCCTAGTAAGATCACCGGGCAGGACATATGAAACCATTAACCTATCTAAAAAAGTGGCTTAGAATCGAAATATGGAAGCCACTTTTTTTATGGAAGGGGATAATCATGATATTTAGCAGAAAAAAGAAAATATTCAGGCCCTGGACACACATTGGGATCCATCATTCATTGTCTACAGATGGCACTGTGTTCAATTGGCGTGCCATCCGGAACTGGCATATAAATGAAAATGGATGGTCAGATGTTGGATATCATTATGGGATTGAATTGATTGACAATACATATGAAGTCCTGGTGGGAAGGCCATTGCATTTGCCAGGTGCCCATATCAAAGAAGGTGGAATGAATAAAAAGGCAATTGCCATCTGTTTTGTGGGAAACTATGATGAAAAAGCACCACCGGTGGAAATGATTGATGTGGCCTGCACCAGATTGATCATCCCATTGATGAAAATATTCGATATTGGCCAGGATAAAATAATATTTCATCGGGACAAGGCACCATATAAATCCTGCCCTGGTCACATGTTTCAGCATGCCCATATCACAAATGGCATTATAAAAAATCAATCTTAAAATTAATGTTTATCATTGCTTTTCCGAATATAGTCTATTATATTTAGACTACCTGGCCAGGGAAGCCGGGAAGGACAAATAAATGGAAGGAAAAGCAATATGACATCCCTTGAAATATTCAGGCATTTGCGGAAGAAATCAGTCAATACATTGATCAATGATGCAGATCTGAATAAGCAAACTTATTATAATTTTATATCCGGAAACAGTAATATATCATATCAAGTGATACAGAAATTTGACCAGGCCCTGGACCTGGATGGATTCCTTCATTTATCCTATTTATTTGACCGGCTGCACTCCACCGGGATCCGGCTGGATCCTGATCAATGTCATTTTCCAAATAAAGATAAATACCAGGTGTTTATTCACCTGATGCTGAATTATCATCCCATATTTTCACAAAATTGAGAGGTGGCAATCATGAACAAAAACAGAAGACAAAGGATTTCAAAAATCCTGAATCAATTGGAAGGCATCATGGAAGAAGAACAGGAATATTTTGAAAACATTCCTGAAAACATGCAGGATGGCCAGTATGCAGAAAAGTCACAGGAATCCATTGACCAGTTAGAATATGCAGTGGATGCCCTGCAGCAGCTTTTGGAATTATAGTTATGGCCTGCCCAAAAAGAGAACAGACAGGATCCTGCACACATCCACAATGTGAATTCAGCAATGAAACAAGTCATGGATATGAATGTATTGATCATTATCCAACAAAGGATGGATCTGGAAGATGGGTGTGTGAAGTCGGTGAAGGCTGCATTGAAAAATGCCAGTATTCATATAAAAAAGGTGAATTTAAAATTAATGATATTGATTTGGGGATCTATGATTTATAAAAAACTTCTGGCAAAATTTATAAACTGGAAGGAAAAAAGAGTTTTTAAAAAGATGGCCAGATTTATGGCCAAAAATAATATCACATATAAGCGTGGTGATACAGGAAAATAAAAAAGGTGGTGGCATGATCAAAATAGTTGAATTCAAATATGATGGATTCAAACTGTGTGCATTCAATGATGGCACACCCATAAATCTGATTAATTTTGAAAAATATCCCACCCTGATTCTGCAAAGTCTTTATGCTAAAAATGGCCAGTTTGTTTATCCTGGACAAAGGATCACCGGTCTGATATGCAATAAAACATCTGCTGGTTTTGGATCCTTAAATGTATATGATGGATACCTGGAATATAAGGGAATGGCCAAAATCAAAAAGGAAATATTAACCATCTTTAAAAGCAACAAATCTGACCGGCCATTGGGATATATATATCTTCCATCTGGAAATCTTATGGATCCAGGATGTCTATTTTATTTGAATCATTATGGATCCGGAAGGATCATTGAAATTGATTTAATCATGTATTATAAGGGACCTTAAATCATGATATTGAAATCTGATGAATATCCGGAAGGTGTGATCCAGCAGACCATCCCTGATAAATATGTGTGGCGTGACCGGGAAGGAAACTGGTGGATCTATTATGGTAATAAAATATACAATGTCCATATTCTGGGCCGGACCGGATATGGCATTAATTACAAACTTGAAAACAGTGACCGGGCAATATATCCGGATGTCTTTGATTATTTTGCCAGGGTCACAAAAAAGAAAGGTGGCATATATGGCCTTCAAATCAATTAGGGATTTAAGAAAATCGGATGGTGGATCCAGATATTCCCTGGATAATATCTATTATAAAACATCTGATTATTCAGGCAATAAAAGGTGCCTGATAATCATCCCGATGCCAATTGCAAAAAAAGCAGGCATTGAACCAGGGACACTGGTGGATATTGAATATGATAATGAACTGCACCAGTGCCGGATATCACTGGCAACAGAAAAACAATGTCCAGGAGTGCATTATCATGGAAAACACAAAAGGCATGTCAAAATTGAATTTAAATTATATGACAATTGGCTTCCAAGGAAGGATAATGGAATCTACATTAAAGAATATAATATTAGCAAAGGAATTGGGTTCAAATTGTCATAAGTTTTGCCGGGATTGTGGCCATGAAATGTTTCCCTTTGATGTACACACATTGAACTGGTCATTTATTGGATGGGTGTGCATCTTTTGTGGCCGGGCAATTTGGAAAAAAAGAAAAAAGGATGGTGGCAAATCATGAATGAAATAACAAAAATATTCATTAAGAGGCAATTGAAGAATTTTTCAAAAATTCTTTTAGGTTTAATTATTGCAGCAGCAGCTTTTATCGCAATTATGATAATGGTGGATTTAAAAATATTGGGTCATGTGGCCCTGGCTGCTTTTGTTGTTATGGTTATATATAAAATAATATTATTAATGATAGTATATTTCAAGGATGAAATGAAAATCAGCAAGGATATGGCTGGCAGAAAGGATGGTGGCAGATCATGAATTATGTTTATATCAAATCAGAACCAGGTTTGTGGACCGTGGGATTTTATGATCCTGATGGCAAATGGCAGCCGGAATCAGATCATAAAACACCGGAAGAAGCTGCCAAAAGGACTGCATGGCTGAATGGCAGTGGAAAAGGTGGTGGACAATGAAAATAAAGACAATATGTGCATGGTGTAGGGAACTGATCCAGGATGGTGAATTAATTGATGGCAATCCATCACATGGTGTCTGCAGGGAATGCTTTTCAATTGCAAAAGATCCTGTAAATGCCACCCTGGAAGAATTAAAAGCACAGCAGCACAGACGGATCAGAAATGAATATAAGACTGATTAAAACAGCATTGATATTGTTGGCCATGGTCATATTTTTGCTGATAGTTTTTTATCTGGAAAATTATGGCCCTGGCCTTTTTAAAACATTAAAATCATTATTTAATTGAAAGGGAATATCATGAAAGAATTGACCAGGGGAATCTGGCTGATTGAAAAGCCAGGTGAAGCCTTAAACATACCATCTGGTGACATCATTATATCAAAATACATAGACGAAAACCCAAAATATGATTATGCATATACTGCCTATGATATATCAATTAACACAAAAGACACAGACAATATAAGCACATGTTACAATCTGGAAGTGGCACAACTGGTGGCAGAAAAGATCTTCATGAACAGAATTGAATTCATTGAATTGTTCCATAAATTAAAAAAGGCCACACCAGATGGACATTAAAAAAGTCTATCCCACACCCTTTGTTCTGGTCCTGTGGATCTGTGTAAAATGCAAGGCTGAATTATACAGGCACCAGGACCATCATTCATTCCAGTGTCATAAATGTCATGCACAATTAAAGGTCAGATAATGAAATATGAATATTGCATTAAATGCCGGAATCATTATCCGGAACTGGTCAGTGAACAGACCAGATCTATTTTGTGTGAATACTGCCTGGGCATCAATAAAAAAAGAAAAGAAAATCAGACCAGCAATTTTGAAAAGGTCCGGCCAGGTGATGGCATAAAAATTGATGATGATCAGATTGAATTATTATAAAAAATCCGGTGGCTTTTTCCCATTTTTCCCGTTATCAACAAACGTAGTGGATTGAAAAGCTGCCGGATTTATTAATGAATAGGAATTAAAATGGCAAATGATTTTGAAGAAGTAAAGGGCCGGGTGAACATCCTGGACATTATCAGATCTGAAACATCCAGCCAGGTCAAAAAGGTGGGCATCAGCTGGTTCAATCTGCAGGAATGTCCCTTTTGCCATGGCCATGACTGTTTCCGGATCCATGCATCAAAACAATATTTTAATTGTTTCCAGTGTGATGCCGGTGGATCTGTTTTTAATTTTATCCAGGATCTGCATAATAAGTCAGCATATGAATCCCTGGTTTACCTGGCAGAAAAGGTGGGATATAATATTGACAATGGCCAGCCGGAAGATGATGGCCTGGCCACCAGGCAGGAAATATTCCAGGCTGCTGCAGACTATTATCATCAGAAACTGCAGGATGATGAAAAGGCAAGATCCTGGCTGTCCAGAAAACGTGGGCACACTGTGGCAGCCATAAAGACCTTCATGATCGGCTGGACCGGATCCGGAAGGAATGGCCTTTTTAATCATTTAAAAAAATCATTCAAGGAATCAGATCTGATTGCATCGGGTCTGGTCCGGGACCGGGATGGCCAGACCGGTGATTTCCTTCCAAAGAATGTTTATATCTTCCCACATTTCATCAATAAAAAAGTGTCACACTTCACCTTCAAAGATCCCTTAAAAAAAGTACAATATCAGCTGGCAAATCAGTTTAAAATGAACAATCATTTGTTCTATGGCCAGAATGCCTTTTATCATGACACCGTGGTCCTGGTGGAAGGTGAAAATGACCGGATCACTGCCATGCGTGTTTCAGGTGAAAAAAATATTGCTGCCTGGATCGGCCAGCCATCCCAGGACCAGATTGACTATATCAAAAGGTATTGTTTTGGCAAGATTGTTTATTTTTCATTTGATAATGATCCACCGGATCCGGCACATCCGGAGAAGATGCCACCAGGTGAAATGTACACCCATAAAATCATTGATCAGTTGACTGGCTTTGTCCAGGTCCGGATCATCCGGCTGCCTGATAAAAAAGATATCGATGAATATTTAAGGACCTTAAAAACAGATCCAGCCGGTGAATATTTCAACCTTTTAGAAAAGGCAGTGGATGGGATCCAATATCAAATATTATGCCTGCCAGACAGTGATGAAACCATCAGAATATCACAGCTGCTGCATCCGGTCCTGGAAAGAATTGCCAAGGTGGAAGATGACATCCTGGTGGAAGGATATCTGGAAATTATCAAGTCCAAATATCCAAAGGTGGTGGTCCGGACAGCCATCAAAAAACAGATTGACAAAATGAAATCTGCCTGGCAATTGGCCAAGGCTGAAAAAAAGGAAATTCCCAAAGATGATTTTGGCCTGATTGAACATGAAAACTGCTATTTTAAAAAATCACATGATGGCAGCACTGTCAAGATATCAGATTTTGTTTTGAAATTGCGGAAGATCTTTGTCATGGATGATGAACTGCATTATGAATGCATCTTAAAAAACCAGAAAAAAGAAGTGTCCGTGCCTGTGATATTTTCACCGGAAGACCGGGCCGGTCTGCAGCAATTCAGATTGAAGTGTGTGGCCCAGGGATCCTATTATTTTTATGGCACACAGGCAGAAGTTTACAGGATGTGGAAATATGAAGAAGGCCAGGCCAATATCAAAGAAGTGATCCACTATATCCAAAAATATGGATATGTGCCGGAACACAATCTATGGCTGTTTGAAAATTGTGCCATCAAAAATGGCAAGGTCCATGAAATAAATCAGGATGGCATCATCAAAATTGACAGCAAAGGATTCAAGGCAAAAGATGTCCTGGTCTATTCCGGTGACACACCCACCATGAACATCACAGATGGTCCGGATCCGGAATTCAAAAATGCTGTCATTGATCACTTCCACAATATGATTGATGATGGCCAGGACAATTCATTCAAGGCATATCTGGCCCTGGGATTTATGGCTGCCACAGTCTATTTAAACGAGATTGCAGCCACACACAAATGTTTTCCATTTTTTTATCCATATGGCCCATCCGGGACCGGGAAGTCTGCCAGCACATCTGTCCTGCTGTCATTTTTCGGATTTGATGGCCGGTCAGAGCCATGGGAATCTGCCACACCGGATGGGACCTTCAAATTTATGGAACAGCTTTCCAGCCTGCCTGGATGGTACGATGAATATTTGAACAGCACTGACAGCAAAGCAATCAAGATGCTGGGCATCACTAAAAACATTTACAACAGGATCGGTGCAGGCAAGGGTGGCATTAAGAAAAGGCAGATCAATGTGGTCAATGGAACACTGTGGGTCAGTGGTGAAGATTCACCTGTGGACAAAGGATTGTTGTCCAGGTGCGTGGTGATCAGATTCACTGAAATCACAGAAAATAAAACAGCATCCTGGAAATGGCTGCTGGAACATCAAAGCAGATTGTCATGCATCCTGGTGGACATCATCAAAAATAAAACCACAGCCAAAAAGGAAAAGGTCCTGGAAGGTATTGAAAAATTTATATCACACATCAATGAAAATGGTGTTTCAGACAACAGGACAGCCATCAATTATGCCATCCCTGCTGCCTGCTTTTGGCTTTTGGATTACCATGAAAAGGACCAGGAATTCATGGATTTTGTAGTGGAACAGTGTAAACAGGAAAGACTGAGAAAAGAAGAAGAAGATATCACAGTCAAATTTTTTAATGATTTATCTTATATGCAGAATACTGGCCGGACAAAGAACACCATCAGCATTGATAAGCTGGAAGGTGTGTTATATATCTGCTATAATGAAATATACAATGACTGGATCCGGCATTTAAGGGATCAGGGTGTCTTCCAGATATTCAAGAAAACCACCATCCTGGATTATCTTAAAAATCTGCCATATCATTATGCCAAGGCAGGGGATAACCGGGCCAGGTTTGGTGAATATAGAAAAAGGGCAATTGCTTTTGACATGAAAAAAATGCCCATTGAAATCCGGGATCTGTTTGATTCCAAAAAGGATGAATGGGATGATTAAATCATTTAACATGAAAGGAATTATCATGAAGACTTTTATCAGTATTTTATTCTGCCTGGTCCTGGTGGCCACCGGCTGCAGCCAGACCATCACATTGAAGTTCAGATGGGATAAAAACACGGAACCAGATATGCACAGTTATGATTTATTTGTATTGACAAATCCAGACAGTCTTTATTTTGAAAGCTTGACAGAATGGCCTGCAGACACATCAATTAAAAATGTCCAAATTGATTCAACAATTCATTATCCACATTTATTGGCCACAGCTGCCCACATACACAATGAAATTGATTCAATGTATGTTGAATATACATATCCAAGATCACAGACTTATGCCTGCGCATATGTGTGTGCCAATGACAGTGCCAGAAATCAATCAGCAATCGCCAGAAGTATTAATATATTTTATATTGGTGACCGGGAATCACCCGGAATTCCTAAAAACACAATTGTGGATGTCAAATTCTGATCACTGTCATATGATCAAAACATATCAGACTGGTCTGTATCCAGGGCCTGCCTGAAAGCAATAAAAGGTCCATACAAAACCATTAACCTGGCAGAGATCGGCCCTTAGAATCGAAATATGGAAGCCGTTTTTTTGCAGAAGGGAAGAAAATGGAAAAAATCATGATATCAATGATTACCATAGTGATTGTGGTGATATTTTTCTGGCTTTTGGCATCGATCAGGGCACACCTGGTGATGATCCTGGAAGAATTTAGAAAAGGAAACAATCCAATATATAAAGTGGATCCAGAAGACAATCCACAGGTTACCGGTCACTGGAAAGTAGAAACACCCATCACCCAGGACATGGTGAATAAACTAAAAAAGTAATTATTCAAAAAATCGCCAGCCATGTAACAAGAAAAAAAGGCGAAAATTTTTGCTTTTTATAACACTTGTAATATGAGAGAAAAAATAAAAATGGTGTCCTGCTGTCCCGGATTTTGCATAAATATACATAAAACAAATAATTATCCCTGGCCAAACAGTGGTCAATCAGTGGTCAATCAATGGTCAGATGGTCAATCAGTGGTCAACCAGGATCTGACTGGCCACCGGTTGACCAGGCATTTGGCCAGGTTTAAATCTAATAATAATAAATAATTAATCATTGTGATGGACAGTGGGACAGCAATAATCAATATAGGGTGGCATATATGGAAACACCGGAAAATTTAGGTACAAAAAAAGAAAATCCACTGGAATATGTGGCAGCCACACAGAAAAAACTGTCACAGGCCATGGGTGATCAGTGTGATCAGATCTTCACCTGGCTGGAAAAACACCGGCCAGGGAAATATAAGATGCTGGTGACTGACAATTATGTGGATAAAAATTTTGCCAGGACCAGCAATGTGGAACTGCTGAAAAGGGATCTGAAATCATGGTACAGGGAATGGCTTAAAATCATAAAGGAATTCGATGATGAAAATTGAAAAGTTTGATGAATATTTCACCTTCACCCTGGATGAAAGTGAATTCACCAGATATTCATATCCCAGGATCCTTGAATTTTTGAAGGCCATCAAAAAAAGCATTCCAGTGGAAGGCAGAAATTTTTTTGATGCTGAAAAAACCTGGCAGATCCGGAATGAATATCAGCAAACATTCCAGGAATTAAAAGACAGATATCTTGAAAAAAATCAAAAGCAGGGAGATTTGGGACTATGAAAAAAGTAAAAAAATATTATGCAATTGTTTTGTTCCTGGCATTTTTGGTGCCGTTATTAAATGATATGGAAGACACCCTGGTCCACCATTATGAAAAATCAATATTCAATCCAGGAACTGTGGATGATCCGGATTATGGATCCTGGTGGTATCCGGATCCATTAAGAAAGTATAATGTGGACACCACATGGAGTGATGGCCCTGTGGATCCTGTAAGGTTAGAATTTAAAACAATTGATGATGAAAAAGTGTTTTGGTATTTGCATAAATTGCCTAATTATAAAATTTTATCCAGGAAAACATTTTTTGATCTGCACACCGGAATTGTGGCCATTGATTATTTCCTGGCCATTCCTGCCTGGTGGTTTGATGCCTGGCATTTTGTCAAAATCATCCGGTGGTGGATGATCTTTAATATGGCCTGGTTTATTGGTGTCTATTTTCTGATGAAACATAATCTGGAAGGCAGGATCTTTGAAAGAAAATACAATTATACAATCATGAAAATGTGGATCCGGATATATATAAAATGGCTGATCAGATATGCTGTGATGATCTGGCTGGTCCACCTGGTGTTTTATTCATCATTATTTGTGATGGGTGGATAATATGGATCTGAAAAATAACAGGGAACTGGAATTTGCCCTGGAAGATTTCAAGAAATATAAAATTGTAAACCAGGACAAAAGGGAATCATCTGTCAATCGATATCTGATGAATATCAGGTCATTTTTTGCCTGGACAAAAAAAGAAAATCCGGAAGAAATCACCATGGAAGATGTCCAGGATTATATTATCCACCTGAAAGTGGACCAGAAGAACAGCATCAACACCCAAAAAATAAAACAGGCATCGATCAGAATATTTTATGACTGGTATTCAAAGCGATATCATATAAAAAATCCGTGTGAATTAATTGGTCCTATCCAGGAAGAAATCAAGATCCCATCAATGTTCACACCGGATGAACTGACCAGGATGGTTTATTCCTGCAAGACCTCCAAGCCCATTGGCAGAAGGGATGCAGCCATCCTGTGTCTTTTAGCGGATACCGGGATCCGGGTCAGTGAATGCCAGGCACTGAATATTGGCAGCATTCAGATTCATGAAAATAATTTTGCCCTGGTGGTGCCCAGGATAAAAAGCAGGGAAAGGCTGGTCCCTTTTGGTTATCTGACAGCCGGTGCAATGGTGGCTGAATTTTTTGCAGCCTATTATCAGGATATTAAGTATGTACAAAATCACAGGGATTCAGATCCCTTGTTTATCCAGTATGGCCGGAAACATCATGGTGGCCGGTTAAATATTTCTGGCATAAAAGGTGTCATTGCCAGGGCCAGGAAAAATGCTGATATCACAAAGCGGATCAGCACACACAGTTTCCGGCATTTTTTTGGGACATATTCAGTGATCCATGGCACCAGGGTGGAACAATTGCGGATCCTGATGGGCCATGCCTGGCTGGAAACCACTATGAGATATATACACATTGCTGATGTGATCAGTCCGGAAACAATCAAATTGCGTGGCACCACAGATCTGCAGGCACCAAAACACCAGACTGGCTTTGTCCAGATCTTAAAAAAGGCCAGGGAAAAACTTAATCATGATATAAAAGAAGGTGGCAAGTTTTGAGCGAATATGTAAAATGTGAGAAGTGCCATAAATACTACATTTTAGATGCTAATCATACCGATGCAATATTATGTCCAAAATGTAAGGGATGATGTGATCATCCGGATCTGTGGCACCAGGGCCATGCATGGCCATTGTAATCATCTGCAGTGCATGTTTCATCCTATCACACACCACCAGGCCAGATGTGTCAGCCTGGTGGCCAGGAAGGGCAGGAAACATAAGTATTGTGACCAGGGAATGAACTGCATTGATCAGTGCAAGTATTCATTTAAATCAGAAGGGAATCAATATGAATTGCTTTCTATGTGATAACAAAGCAGGATTTGAATGGTCCACTGATGATCCTGATGTGAAGATACCTATCTGCTATACACACCGGGAACAAATTGTATCTAAGCTTGAATTCAGCCAGAAGACAGCATGCAAATACTGTGGTGAAATGATATCATTTATTAGGACAGAAAACAATAGGACCATGCCAGTGGAACCGGATCCAACTGTCAATGGTGGCACCATAGTCAATCACCGTGGAATAACAATCAAGGATGCACCACCAGGAATCCTGGGATGGAAACCACACTTTGCAAACTGTCCCACATTCACCAGGGAATCCCAGGAATAATATAAAATATCACCCAATGAAACTAAAAATAAAAATTAAAAAAGCAGACCGAAACGATTCTTACAAGATACTATATTAATAGGTTATTATCACAATCATGCTGCCAGGCACACCCATCTGAAAAACAGTCATCCACCGAAATCAGGAATCAAGTGGGGAACTGAATGAATTATACATACTTACACAATTATACACATAGATAAACAATGAATAACAGAAATCTGTTACATAATAACCATTATGTAAACTAAGGGCATCCAGGGCCTTTGAGTCTATGGAAGGGACACCCAGGTCCACTCCTATCCAAACAAGGCCACAGAACATAAATGGAGAAATAAAAAAAATGAAACTAAAAATAAAAATTAAAAAAAAGGTGAAAATTTATGAAAAAAGAAGATGAAATCATGGCCCAGGTCAAAAAAATTTATGCCGGTGAATTGGAAAAACAAAAGGACCAGGTTGAAAGATCCATCAACCGGCAAAAGCCATCCTGGTGGTGCAGGGCAAGGCACCAGAAGTGGTGGATTTATACACCATTGTGGTGGCGCATGGAATTAGGTTTATATAAGATGCCGGTATATTGCACAAAGTGCGGTGGCTGCTGGCCGGAAATATTGAAGGTGAACTGATATGGAAAAAGCAAAATCACATTTTTTAATTGTATTCCAGGAAATTGAATCATCATGGACCGTTTTGGGATCAGCAAATCATTTTTAAAAGATCTTAGAAAAATAAGGAAAGCATATGAATCTGAAAACAGATCACATAAATCCGGATAAATTATATTCACTGTGTGAAGTGGCCGGGATCCTGGGAATCCATTATCAGACTGTCAGGTCCAGGATCCACAATGGCATGCTGGATTATATCCGGATCCCAAATGGAAGATATCAGATCCAGGGTCAATTTTTAATAGACTATCTGAAAAAACATCATCATATATTTGATAATGTTTGATAATCTTTGATATGTGGCCTTCATTTAAGGCATTTATATTGTTATAATAGACAATCGAAGTCGAAAGTGCCATAAATAATGAAGGCCACAATGTGACAGACAAAGATTCAAAACATTTTTTCTGCAAGTCATGCCGGGAATATTTCCGGACCAGCCAATGGACAGAAGATCTGGATGATGGCCCTGTGGCCCATTGTCCATCCTGCCAGGAAAACATCCATGAAGTTCCACACTATTATGCTAACCTTCACAAAATGTGGGATAGTGCCACCGGTCCCAAAACACCAGGTGGGAAGAAAAGGTCATCCCTGAATGGATATAAACATGGATTAAGATCCAGAAAATTGCATTTGATGGCACCGGCCATCACCGGCAAATATCAGGAATGCACCGGCTGTCCATATTTTGATGAATGCAAGGATAATTTTCAATATTGTCCGGTCCAATTGGGACCGGTCATGGCATTCCTGCAGGCATTTGAAGATGGCAAGGTGGACAATTTAAAACAGATCACCGGCATCACACATGCCAGGGTGTTTCAGATCCTGGCAATGTCATTGCAACAGGTCCTGGACAAAGGGACATTGCAGCCAAAAAAGATCAGCCAGAAAACCAGCCAGATCCGGGCAGCAGATTCAGAACATGATTATGACCATGATGATGAAACCATCACTGTCCTGGAATGGCAGGAAAATCCATTGATCAAGAGGATCCCGGAATTGATGAATGTCCTGGGTATGTCTGCAGACCAGCAATTGATGACACCGGCCAAAAAACAGGAACAGGACAATATTGATGGATATCTGCAGGGTGAAGAAGGAAAATCCCAGGATCTGAAAGAATTTATGCAGCAACAGAAATCCGGTCTGCAGGACCTGAAAGATAAAATCACCACAGCCATGGATAAAAGAAACCAGGATGATGCCCTGAAAAATTATGAAAAGCAGAAGACAGCCGAAAAGGATGATAAATGATTAAGGCATCATTGAGGGTGGAAGAAGCTGTGATGAAATTCAAGGGTGACACACCATCATGGATAAAACACAAAACCGGCAAGGATACAGATCCCTGGCAGATCATAGCCATGCAAGTGATAAAGGAACATCCAAAGGTGGTCCAGGTGTGGCCACCGAGATTTGGAAAGACCTGGGACATGGAAGCTGTATGCCTGGAAGAAGTGGCCACAAATCCATATGAAAAAGAAATGATTTTTGGTCCGGTGCAGAAACAGGCAAATAATGCCCTAAAAGAACAGCTGGAATTTATTGAAATATCTGAAATATTATCATCCTGGATTGCCACCAGGCGTGGCAAAAAACAGATCAGTGAAACAAAATATGAATTTTTGAACAGATCCGGTGCAGAAACATTTGGCATCAGATCTAATTTTGACAGTGAAAATGCAACAATACTGCGTGGTGAAGAATGGGATGACATGGATCTTGAAATCTGGACAAACAGAGTCATCCAGCGTGGTGGCCGGAAAAATGTGTCTGGCCTTCCATTGCGGATCCGGCTGTCAGGGACCATCCAGTGGGGAAAAGGTCCGATGTTTGAATATGAAAATGATCCTGGATATGCCCTGGTCCCAAAATTTGATATATATGATGGCCTGGAATTTGGCATATATGATAAAGTGGCCATTGAAGAAATCAGGGACAAACTGACAGATGATCAGTGGCTGAGAATCTATCTTTTGAAATATACAGATGCCAGGAATTTTATCTGGGAAACACATCTGCGTGAATGCCTGATGGAAGCATTGCGGATCGGATGGCAGGGTGTGGAATACCGGTCCGGATCCTACAGGCCCAGGGGAACCACTTATCTGGGATTAGATATGGGCCATTCCGGGGAAGGGAAACAGCATTCAGTTTATAGGATGGATATTATTGAAATGATCGGTGATGTGGCCCTGTGGCTGAATGGCAAGGAATGGGAATCCACCACAGATCCGGAACTGATCATGAAAGAAGCCGGTGACTGGTGGGAATATTATGGTGTCAGTGCCGGATATGGTGATGCCTTGAAAGCAAATGATATTGCCATGTTAAATGACAGATTATTTGACCGTGGTCTAATTGATATAGACAGGCAGGAATTTCCGGAGAATAAGCCATCTAATTGGGAAAAATGGGCCTTCACACCAAAGTGGAACACTGGCCGATTTAAGTACCTGGCCGGTGGGATCACCAAGGTGAAGATTGAAGCAAAAAAACTGATCATTCCATATTTTGACAAAACAGATGACCGGCACATTGCAAAAATGGCTTTCAGATTAAAGCAATGTTTGCTTAATATCCGGGAAGTGATGAATAATTCATCTTATCCCACCCTGGAAGCCATAAAACCGGAAATCGGTGATGATGCCTTTGATTCAACCAATATGGCCATGGCCTGTGCAAATGATAAAATGCTGCTGGAACCGGACCTGGGAATGCTGGCTGTGGAAGGTGGCCAGATCATCACATCAAATCTGGCTGCATCGATCATTGATCAGGTAGATCATTCAAATGAAAGTTATTCAGATTTTATAAATTAATGGTGGCAATCTTTTAATGTATTGCCGGGACATAAACAAATAAAGAAAGGGGAAGATCATGGATTTTGATCTGACTACAATCATCAGCACAATCCTGGCCCTGGTGTTCACATATTTTGGTGGCAAGTGGGGATTGAAAAAAATCATCATGTCTGGATCCAAATGGGCCAAGGCATTAAACCCGGTGGCCAAAGAACTGGATGAAGCTTTGACAGTTATTGGCAAGCATGCAGAAGATGGTGATCTGTCACAGACAGAACTGGTGGATATATTTAAAAATTCAAAGGATGTCTGGGATGCCATCAAAAATGTAGATGACCTGGTGGCAGAAAAAAAAGCAAATTAAAAACCATCTAAAAAAACCAAATTATGGCAGAACAAAAAAACACCAAAACGGATCCCAGGATCTTCACCCAGGCAGCTGCAGCCGGGTATGATATTTTATATAAATATGGAATATCCGACAAAGAAAACCCGGACAAGTTGATATCATCCAAAGGGATGGAATATCTGGAAAAAAAGGTGGAAAGGGACACACATTTCACCAGTGTCCTGGCCACCAGAAGACAGAAACTGATGAAAAAGGGATGGCGTGTGGATCCTGCATCTGATTCTGCCAGGGACATCCAGATTTCAGATTTTGTCAATCATCAACTGGAAGCCATGCATGGAAGTTTTGAAAATGACCTGGAAGCCATGCTGGATAAAATCAGCAAAGGATTCAGCCTGACAGAAATCAATTATGCCAGACTGGTCCGTGGCAGATACCAGGGCAAAGTGGGATTGCAATCATTGCGATTTAAACCGGCCAAATATTTCACATTCAAGTTTGACAGATATGGCCGATGGATCATAAAGCAATTTGATCCGGAAGAAAAAGTGATGCCCACATACAAATTTGTCCATATTATCAATGGACCAAATGATGAAAACCCATATGGTGATTCATTTGGTGCAAAGTCTGCATTCTGGGTGTGGTTAAAAGAAAATGAAGCAAAATTCTGGGCCATATTTTCTGAAAGATTTGGAATGCCATTGACCAGGGTGGAAATGCCAGCCAAGGCCACACCGGAAGAAATTGCCAAGGTGGATGAAATTCTGGAAGCTGTCCGGAAGGATACCGGGATCCGAGTGCCAAAAGGTTTTGTGGTGGATTTCCTGGAAGCTGAAAGATCCGGTGAAGTCGGTTATGACAATTTCATTGAACGGTGCAACAAAGAAATCAGCAAAATCATCATTGGCCAAACACTGTCCAGTGAAGAAGGAAAAAGGGGCCAGGGATCCTATGCCCTGGGACAGACACATGCCCAGACCATGGAAGATTATGTGGCCTTTGATGCCTTTGACATTTCACATGCTGTCAATGAGCAAATTATAAAAAGGCTGGTGGATTATAATTTCCTGACAGATGTATATCCCAAATTCAAATTTTTAGGCATTGACATTGGTGCCCTGATTTCACTATCACAGACACTGGCAAATCTGGTCAATGCCGGAATGAAAATCCCGGTGCAATGGGCACATGAATCCACCGGCATTCCGATGGCCACAGATGGAATGGATATTTTGCAGCCATCAGAAGTGCAAAGTGGGGAACCACAGGCCAAAAAACCGGACAACAGAAAAGACATGCAGGAATTCCAGGATGATTTTATCCCGGATCCGGATGAATATGAACAATTATATGAGCAATACCAGAATCAGGGCGTGAAAACCTGGACCGGTTTTTTAAATTGGTTCAAAAAGGACAGTAAAAAAAAAATCTGAAACAAATCAAAAGGGATCTAAGATTAAAATATTTTCCGATTGATGAATATTCAGAAGTTGTGGCCAGGTCCATGATCCTGGCTGATCTATATGGCAGGAATGACATGAATGATCTTATGGGAAAAATGAAGGCAAAAGAATTTCAGGCTGATGACATTCCCACAGCTTATGATGAAGCTGTGAAATTTTTTATATCAAAAAACATCATCACCAAAAATGAATTTTTAAAGCTGGATAAAAAGTCCAGAAAGTTTGCATTTACTGTGGCCAAAATAGACAGCCAAAGATTATTGGATGACATAAAAAAATCAATTGACAATGCCCTGGCCACCGGAATTCCCACTGCAGAATGGCTGGCAAATGTAGACACAATATTCATGAATTCAGGAATGCATGCCTTAAATGATTATCATTTAAAAACTGTATTCCGGAATAATATGCAAACTGCCTTAAATGAAGGCAGTATGGCCATGATGAAACAGTCAGATATATCTGAATTTCCATTATGGCAATATGTCACCACATTGGATGGCCGGGAAAGAAAATCACACCGGGATAATAATGAATATACTGCACCGGCAAATGATCCGGTCTGGAAGATCCTGCAGCCACCACTGGATCATAATTGCCGGTGCCGGATCAGACCGGTGCATATATCTGAAAATTTAAAGGCATCATCAGGAAATCCGGTGATGAAACCGGATGAAATGAAATTTGTCACACCGGATAAGGTTAAAAAAGCCAGGGCAGCAGCCAGGAAAAAAGTGCCAAAGAAAAAACCACCGGTGGCCACAGATCCTGCGGTCATCCGGAAAGATATCATCAAGACACATCAATCCAGGATGAAATCCATTATTAAAATGGAAAATCTATCTGATCAATATAAAAATACATGGTTATCATTCACTGAACCACTGGATGAATTAAACAATAAGTGGTTAAATGTCCAGGGTGAAGGATTCAGGGTGGCACAATCCTGGGATCCAAATGAAAACTGGCCAGCAGATCTGAAAAGAAAATATTTTGATTTAAAAAATAAGATGGAAACCCTGGCTGATCAGCAGGAAAAAGCATGGAATAAATGGCATAAACAATTATCCAAAGTCAATGATGCCAGGCGAAATCTGACCAGTGATTTAAGTCAGAAATTGTATGTCAAGGAATCCGGAGATTTTGGATTTAAGCTGGGACATAAAATCCGGACCAGGGACACACAGATGCAAAGTCAGATCAGGTCCGGCATCCAGTATTTCACCAGATTCATCAGCAAAGACATCCTGGATCCTGCTGACATGACCGATGCCAATAAACTGCAGTTCAAAAAGGTGTCATCATCCAGGGCATATTTTCATGATAAGGATCCGGATGGCCGTGGTCCATCAGTCAACCTGGGACCAAATTCTGGTGCCAGGGCAGTGGTCCATGAATTAGGACACTGGCTGGAAGATCTACACCCAAAAGTCCAGGAACAGATCCAAAGATTTTATCAGAAAAGAACATTTAATGAAAGAACAACCTGGCTGGGTGATTCATACAGAAGGCATGAAGGCACAAAAAGGGATAAATTTATAAATCCATATATGGGCAAGGATTATGGTGGCCGGGCCAGTGAAATATTGTCCATGGGATTAGAATATTATTATAAGGATCCATATGCCCTGGCAGTTGGTGATCCGGAATATTTTGATTTTATATATAATTTGGTCAGGGGAAAATATTGATGTCAGAAGTGACCATCCAAATATTTGGAGAACAGGCCACAATTGAAGGAAACCAGTGGACCAGTGATGATAAAAAGATCCAGGACATATTGAATGTCCAGATGGATCCGGATGGTATATCACCATCTGATCCATTCCCGGAATATCACATTGCCCTGGCCATGCTGGAACAGGATCCTGATGGTAAAATCATTGAAATTATAGATGACCGGGATGACCGGGATCTGATATATTAAAAGGGGATAACCATGAAACAATTCAAACAGTATGCACATGATGTCAATGATGACAAATCTGTGAATATACGTGGCCTGGAAATATTCAGGCTGGGCAGACACAAAGGATTTCCATATACCAAAGAATGGGCCAAGGAAGCCATAGGCAATTTTGAAAAGGAAAAAAAGGATGGTTTTTTTCCTTCTGTCATTATTGGCCATAACAAAGAAGGGCAGGCAGATGAAAAACCAGCCAGGGGATTCCTGGACAATCTGGTGGTCAAAGGAAATGAAATTGTGACTGACCTGGTGAAGATACCGGCTGCAGTGTTTGAAGAATTAAAAAACAGGGCATATCCACACCGGTCTGTGGAAGTCAACCCGGACAAAAAAAGAATCAATGCCCTGGCTTTATTGGGTGGCACTGCACCATTCCACAAACTTCCCATCATGGAATTTTTGGATGAAACAGATGATGAAGCTGTGGTCATCGATCATGAATTATTTGCCCAGGTGGATATGGATGAACTGCGTGAAAAGTTTGGTGGAAAATGTTTCAAGTGCAAATCAAAAAAGAAATTGCAATTTGCCCATGTCCGGAAGACCGGATTGTCTGGCCGTGGCCGTGGTCAAAAAGCCAGGTATTATGACATCATGAACCACCCGAAATCCTACAGATTATTGTGTGAAGATTGCCACCAGAAATATGAACGGAATGAAATAAAAATGGAAGATGATGATCAATTTAAAATTGATGTCCAGGATCTTCTGCAGGAAATTGATTTCCAGGAAGTGGATCTGAAAGCAGCCATTGACATGGACACCAAATTAAGGGGAATCAGGCAAGTCTGGTGGAAGGTCACCGATTTTATTGATAAGGTACTATATGACAAAGACAAAGATCAAAAAACAAAAAAGAAGGAAATTAAAAATTTATTAAATCAGGGATCAACCATTTTAAAAACCGAAATAAATAAATTTAACCAGGGGGATAAAACAATGTCAGAAAAGCAATTCACTGATGAAGATCTGCAGAATGCCAAAGATCAAGGCTATGTGGAAAAATTCCAGAATGATTTTGGGATGTCACCGGAAGAATACAAAAAGAAATTACAGAAGGAAGCCGGTGAAAAATTTGATGCCAGAGTCAAGGCCATAGCAGACAAATTGAAAAAGCGGAACATTGCACCGGCCATCATTGATGAAGCAATGGTGCCATTTATGCAGCAGTTGCCACAGACCGGAACAGTAAAATTTCAGGCTGATGGCAAGACCGTGGAAATGGATCACTTAAATGCATTTGAAGAAATGCTGGAACAGATCTTCCAGGTTGACCAGGATGGGAAATTGATTGTGGACCTATCTGAAAAGTCAACCGGACCAGGTGGTGACAAAATGGAAGATCAATTTGAAGGTGATGCAGCTGACAGGCAGGCCATTCATGAAAAGGCATTAAAGGCAGCCGAAAAAGAAACCGGGAAAACGGAAGGTGATGAATTTGATGCTGCATATGAAAAGGCAGTGGTCAAGTTTCAGGATGATGCTGCCCAGAAAGATGCTGCCAAATAATTGCCAGCAGATCTGATTCTAAATAATTAAAATAGTCATTTATTCCAAAAGGGGATAATAATGAAATCTTATCAATTAGGTCCAAAGGGGACCATTGTGGCCGGGGAAGCTATAACCAAAAACCGTTTTGTGGATTGCCTGGGCACAACAGTTGTGGACACAAAATGTGCCGGTGTTGCATTATTTGATGCTGCTGATGGTGAAACAGTGACAATCCAAATGTCTGGTATTGCAGTTGTGGAATCAGGTGGTGCCATCACAGCCGGGAATCATGTGTCTGCTGATGCCGATGGAAAAGCCGTGGCCCTGACCATTGACAATGTGGATGACATCCCAAAAAACAATGGTGTGGCATTGGATACGGCATCCGGTGCCGGGGAATTCATCCGGGTCCGGCTGATTTAAATCTGGCCGGTTTATTCTAATTAAATAAAATTGAATTTTAAAAAGGGGAAATAATCATGGCCGGAAGATTAGCACAATTACGTGCAGAAACAGATCCCATCCTTACAAAGTTTGCGGTGGGATACAGACCAGTCCAGGGCATTGCCCGGCTGGTGGCACCAGTTATAAAAGCAGACCGGGAATCCGGGACCTTCTTCAAATTTGGCAAAGAAGGGTTTTATATTTATGACACAGAGCGTGCCCTGCGTGCCAATGCCAAAAAAGCGGATTATCATTTGACAAATGATACATTCCTTTGCACAGAACATGCCATTGAAACATCACTGGATTATAAGGAACTGGACCAGGCAGCCAAATATGGTGCCAGCCGTGTTCTGCAGTTGGAAAAAAGATCCATCAATTTCACACAACGGATCCTGGAAGTGGAACTGGAAAAGGCTGTGGCTGATATCGTATTTTCCACCACTTATTATGCCACAGGAAACAAAACCACACTAACCGGTGGAAACCAGTGGAATGAATATGCCACCAGTGATCCAGTCGGTGATGTGGCCACCGGAAGAATTGCAGCCAGGGCAGACATGGGAATTGAACCGAACACCATGGTGATCGGATACACTGCCTGGGAAAAGCTGAGATTCCACCCGGCATTGCTGGAAAATCTTAAATATTCACAGAAGGGCATTGTCACAGAAGATCTGGCAGCACAGCTTTTGGGTGTTGACCGGATTATTGTGGGGAAAAAGGTCTATTCAACAGATGCCGGTGTTTTCACAGATCTGTGGAATGATTCTGTGGCTTTGATTTATGTGCCAACAGACAACAATGGCAATGTGATGGGTGAAGAAGCGGTGGAAGGAACCACACCACACACGGTGATCATTGAAGAAATGGGATATCCGGAAGTCAGGACCTATGATGAAAAGAAGGTCAGATCTTACGAAACAACCCGGAAATACCAGGTGAAAAATGTATCCACATCCTATGGGTATTTGATTTTAGACACCGTGGCCTAAATTAATATGACCGGGCCACAGATCAGGTCCGGTCTATTTAATTAATTGGATATAAATCTATTTTAAAAGGGACAATCATGAAAACATTCAAATCAGGATTTTTTACAGCATTCCTGGTCATTGGCTTAATACTGATCATGACCATGTTATTCACAGGACAGATGAACAGGCTGTGGAATCCACAGGTGAAGGGTTTTTTATATGGCAGTGATGCACAATTTGCCGGTGAAAGACTATGGGCCACAACCGGAACTTTAGACACTTTAGTGGTAAGTGGGGTGGACACCACATGCACTGTCTATTTAACACCCAAAACAGCAACCGGAACATTAAGATATGATGTGGCCACATCAGGTGACACAGTCTTTGTCACATCATCCGGATCTGAAACAGCAAATACAGATAAATATTCATATTTAATTGTGAACAGTGGATATAATGCATCAGATTAGACAATCAGATCTGATGTAATAAAAAACTAAAATTTTAAATTTTAAAAGGGACAAATCATGGCCGAACAAAAGCAGGATACAAAGGGCCAGGCTGCCCAGCCGGATGCAGATGAAATCATCAAAGATGCACATGATGAAGCTGCAAAAATAATTGAAGATGCCAAGAAAAAAGCAGATGAAATCATCAAAGATGCCCAGATTAAATCCATTGGGGATATGTCACTGGATGAATTATCAGATGCCACAGAAAAGGCACAGCAGAAGGAATTGTCAGAATCTGAAAAGGCAGAACAGGAACTAAGAAAAGAGCTGTTTGATAAACATGGATATGAATTGATGATTGCTGTGAAATATGAAAATAAAATTTTGCCAGCCGGATCCAGGAACAAGCTTTCTAAATTGTCAAAGAAAGAAATTAGCAAACTTTTGGAAAAGGATTTCATCCGGAAATAAATCAGTGGAATGAAGGTCAGGGGAAACCGATGCCAGGTCTGACTTGTTATGGGCAGCCTGGCATTTTTTAAAGGATTAGATATGCCGACATACACGACATCAGAAAATGTCCAGGATGAACTTCCAAATAATTTGCCGACCAATTTTGTCACAAATTATATGGCTGATTTTATCAGTGCAGCATCCGGACAAGTTGAAAGTTTAACAGGGCCAGGATATTCATTTTCATATGAATCCAATGCCCAGAAATTTCCAAATATATCATCAGATCCGGCCACACCGGAAATGATTGAATATTGCACCAGGCTGATTGCAGCATCCTTGGGATATTCAAAATTAAAGGAAAATAATAAACTGTCTGGTAAGGATCTGGAAACCAAACTGCGAATAAAAGCGGAAAATTACCTGGAATCCATCCGGGAAGGTAGAATAGTAATATCATTGAATGGGACAAATTTGAAAATCAATCAAGTGGATCACACAGAAGATCAGCACATGTATCCGGATGATGGCCAGTCAGATGAACCCATTTTTAATGATGATAATTTTGAACCATATATTTAATAAAATAAGGGGGATTAATAATGGCAGGCTGGACAAACAAAGGAAAATATCAGGTCCTGGGACAATATTTCCGAGGTGAAACAAAACCGACCAATTTTTATATTGAACTGGTCACATCTGCAGCTGCACCAGGCCCGGACACAAACACAGAAACAGAAATGACAGAAATTGCAGCCGGGAATGGATATGTGGCCGGTGGGACATCACTGTCATTTAATTCCACAGATTGGGACACCTGGACAGAAGTGGATGCAAGTGACTGGGCACTGGTCCAGTTGAAGGACATCACCTGGTCTGCATCCGGTGGTCCTATCCCGGCCAGTGGAAATGGTGCCAGGTATGCAATCATCTGTGATGATAATGCAACCCAGGCCAACAGGGAAATATATTTTTATTTTGATCTGACATCTGACAGATCTGTTTCTGATGGCCAGGATCTGACACTGCAGGATTGTGAAATCAGAATTTCAGAAACATAAAAAAAGTTTTGAAAATTGCCTGGAAATGGCTTAAAAAAAGTTTTATTAATTTTGGGCTATTTTAGGCATATAAAACCATTGATTTCTGGAAATGGGCCTATTTCGCCCATATTTTGAGTCTAATAAACTTTTAAAAATTGGCATGGAAATTGTATGACCGGAAAAAAGGCCAAAAAACAGGCAAGCAAATAATGTGCCATATGATGATTTTTATGATTGTACAAATAGTATGCCAAAAACCATAAAAAAGGGGAAAAAATATGAAGGTTCCAAGGGAAATGATCAGCAAGGTCAATCCACTGGTCAAGCAGCAATTGCCATCCTGGGCAGGAATTGAAGAATTTTCACAGTGGGATTCAGAAGCAGGGAAGGAACTGGCCGGTGAAAAAATTGTGGTCAGTGGTGAAGTCATTTATCCTATGTTTTTAAAAATCCTGGGATTCCCGGAAAAAGATCCCACATTTGAACAAGTGGAATGTGCCAGGCAAGTGATGACAAAATTTCTGAAATATGATATTGTCAAAAGATATGCCGGTGACCAGGAAACCATGCTGCTGAGAATAACGACAGAACCGGAAAAAGTTTGGGATGCCAGAAAATATAAAGTGACCGGCAAAGCATATAATGCGACAGCTGAATATAAAAGGGTGAAGGCTGCAGTCTGGAAAATGAGCTTTGCCGACAAAAATTGAAATTTCAATCATTGAACCAAGGACAGCTGTCAGGAAAGCAATCCTGGAAAATGGTGAAGTTTGGGAATTGACCGGTGAATGCAACCGGTGTGGCCAGTGTTGCGAACAGACAAAAATGCCGGTGCCTGAATTAAGAAACCCGGATGGATCTTGCAAAAAATATACCAGGGAAACAGAAAATGGAATACAGCAGGGAAAATGCAATATCATGTGGTCCAGGCCATATTGGTGTGCAATCTATCCCAGGGATCCACATGAAAAACTGCATGATAAATGCAGTTATATTTGGAAAAGGATAAAATAAATGGGCCATGCTGCCTTCACACCAAATCAGGGCAATTGGCGGATGATGGATGATGATGCAGCAGAACCATCCACTGCCCTGGCAGCAGAAAATGTGAAACCGACACTGGCCAACAATTCTGATATTTTTAGATTGAGGGTCAGGATATATGAATCCACTGGTGAGAGTGGACAAAACAATGGATATTGGCGTATTGAATATTCAACAGATGAATCATCATGGACCGTTTTGGGATCAGCAAATCATTTTGATTATGCCAATGGCCAGGCCACAGAAGATAATACAGTCACCACAAATAAATTGTCAGACACCACCGGAAAAGGGCCATACAGGGAATCAGATGGTCAAACGACATTTGACATGTTAGCCGGCAGTGATTATGAATTTGATTTTGCCATTGTGCCCACTGCCAATGTGACTGGTGGCACCACATATTATTTCCGGGTGTTAAACAGTGGAGATGGCACCGGATATGCAGAAATAAATCTGGGAACTGAAACACATCCACAGGTATTGACTGCAGCCACAGCCCTGATCATCACACCAGGTGCCATCAGTGGCATAGGATCCAAAGTGGATCCAACAGTTGTGAAAGGAAGTTTGAATTTGACACCATCAGCCATCAATGCCATAGGAACCAAAGTGGATCCCACAGTGGTCCTGGGCAGCCAGACGATCACACCGGCAGCCATCAATGCCATAGGATCCAAAGTGGATCCCACAGTGGTCCTGGGCAGCCTGGCCATCACACCAGGTGCGATTAATGCCATCGGAACCAAAGTGGATCCAACAGTCATATATGGCAGCCTGGCCATCACACCGGCAGCCATCAATGCCCTGGGTGGCAAAGTAGATCCGACAGTTGTATATGGCACATTGACCTTGACACCGGCAGCCATCAATGCCCTGGGCAGAAAAGTGGATCCCACCGTGGCCATTGGCCAGCCACCCATCACACCGGATCCGGCCAGTGGCATTGGATCCAAAGTGGATCCCACAGTGGTCCTGGGCAGCCAGACGATCACACCGGCAGCCATCAATGCCCTGGGCAGAAAAGCGGATCCCACAGTGGTCCTGGGCAGCCTGGCCATCACACCAGGTGCGATTAATGCCCTGGGCAGAAAAGTGGATCCCACAGTGGTCCTGGGCAGCCTGGCCATCACACCGGCAGCCATCAATGCCCTGGGCAGAAAAGTGGATCCCTTTGTCCTGGGTGGTGGTTTAATTATCACACCAGGTGCGATTAATGCCATCGGAACCAAAGTGGATCCCACTGTGGTCCTGGGCAGCCAGACGATCACACCATCAGCCATCAATGCCCTGGGCAGAAAAGTGGATCCCACAATTCCAGCAAATGTGGAACTGGTCACACCGGATCCGATTAATGCCCTGGGTGGAAAAGTAGATCCGACAGTTATATATGGCACACTGACCTTGACACCGGCAGCCATCAATGCCATTGGATCCAAGGTGGATCCTACATTTATATATGGTGATATAAACTTCACACCGGATCCGGCCAGTGCCATTGGATCCAAGTCAGATCCCACTGTGGTCCTGGGCAGCCTAATTATTTCACCAGATGCCATCAATGCCCTGGGCAATAAAACAGATCCTGTGGTGATATATGGGTCATTATCGATCACACCGGATCCGGCCAGTGCCATTGGATCCAAAGCAGATCCGAAAGTTTTTGCCGGTCAATTTTTTATCACACCGGATCCGGCCAGTGCCATTGGATCCAAGTCAGATCCCACATTCATATATGGTGATATAATCTTCACACCACAGGCAGCTGCAGCCATCGGTGATGTGCCACAGCCATTGGTGATCACATTTGGTGAAATCAGATATTATTTTTATTATACAAAAAGCAAGGAACATGAAAAAGACGTAAACAAATTGCATGAATATTTTAAAAACCTAAATTTTAAGGTCAAAAATTAATGGCAGATTTTACAAAGAAATCAGCAGAAATATTCCCGGTATCTGTGGATTTTGAAAAAGTCCTGGACACAGGGGAAACATTGATCCTGGGCAGCAGCACTGTCCTGGTGGAAGATTCTGATGGCAATGATGTGACCAGTGCCATGATTGTGCCAGGATCTGAATCTGTTTCAGGATCACAATATATGGCCAAGGTCCGGGCCGGGACAGATGATGAATCCTATAAAATATCATTTCAGGTCACCACCAGTGATTCCAATGTTTATGAAAAGGATCTAAATTTTAAGGTGAAAGATTGATGGAAAAATTCAGCATTGAATTCCATGGTGAAGAAGCCAAAATATATTTAAAGGACCATCAGAAAAGAATGTCCAATTTGAGGCCATTTTTTATTAATTTCTACACATATATGACCAGTGTTTTAACTGGTATGTTTATAAGATTGAAAAGTGGTGGCAGAGACCGTGGTGTCACCTGGTCCTGGTTTGCACCACAATATGCCAGGGCAGATGGCACCGTGGTCCCAGCAGAAGGGACAAGGGGAGTCCAGGGAAGATTAAGGCCATCCGGAAAAAGAGTGACCAGAAGATCAAATCTGATGAGAGATACCGGAAGAATGCAATCTGGCCTTTTAGATGTCAGAAGGTCATCAAAGAAAAAATTGATCATGGACAGTAGTGTCCAATATACAGGATATCAAAATCAATTAAGGCCATTCCAGTTTTTTGAATATCCGAAGGATTACAGGATAGCAGAAGCAATGGCCAGGAAATATATATATGGATGATGCATTAAACACCTGGGAAACAGAAATCACCAATTTATTGAAGGGTGAAGGTGGATATGATGAAAATGACCTGGTGCCGGATCTGGTCCAGGCAAACAATATCCACATCAAATTCCGGGAAGATATCAGAACATATTATGGCCATGAAATTCCGGCCATTGGTGTTATGTCATTCAATGTGGCAGAAACCAGTGACAATCAGGATGAAACCCAGATGATGATCCAGACTGTGAACAAGGGTGGTGATTTATCTGACATGGACCAGGTGACCAAATCCATTATCTGGAAGATATGGGAATTATTAAAGGCCCAAAGACCAAACAAGGGAAATCTGTGTCTGCAGGGCCAGGCAGATGATATCCAGGACATGTCTGCAGACATCATCCATGGTGGGATTGAAGAACAGGAAAGTGATGATTTTAGTGATTTATTTGTCATCGGAGAAATTAGATTCACCATAATCAGCAAAGGGGATAATTGATGGAAGATGAAATAAAAGAAAAACCAAAGAAGAAGATCAAGGCCATCCGGGTCCGGGCCACAAAATTTAGAGCATATAATCCAAAGACAAAACAATCAAAAGTCTATTTTGCCGGTGATGAAATAAAACCGGTCTGGCCTGAAATCATAAGGCAGGCAGAGCAGGATGTAAATCACCGGTCACTGGTGATCATATATGATAAAAAAAATTAAATAATAATATTTTAAAAGGGGGAATAAGTCATGGCCGAAAATTTAAATCAAATAATGTGGGGTGAAGGTGTTGCCTTTATCGGTGGCAAGGAAGCTTTTGAAATTCAGGAACTGGCCCTGCAGTTTGGCCTGGAAACGATCACTGGCCGGAAGGGTGATTCCGGTGGAAATATTGTGGAAATCACCGGACAACCCATCACCGGAAGATTAGGATTTTTGGGATTTAATGCATCATTGATGGCCACCCTGACCGGTGGTGCCAGTGCAACCGGGACAGTCAAAAGGATCCGGGAAGAATCATTAACCGTGGCCACCAATGCAGTCACCACATCACAAACACCCATCACAAATACAATGCGTGTGGTGGAATCCGGATCAAATAAAATCCCATTGCTGCAAGTAAGTGGGGCACCGGCTGCTGCTGATGAATATCAGATATCCGGCACCACCATCACACTGAATACAGGAACATTTTCAGATGGCACCATCATGAAGGTGTCATATTTTTACCTGGATGCTGCTGATGGTGAAACCTTAACCATTGATCCCACAGATCTTCCGGATTCATTTGAATTATATGCATCCATCCGGACCAGGGAAAAATTCGGTGGCACCAAGGGTGATGCTGTCATTTATGCAGCCAAGTGCAAAAGGACCGGTGAATTTGCTTTCGGGTCCGGCATCGGTGATTTCACATCATTTGGTTTTGACATAAATATTGAAATTGACAATGCCGGTGATTTACTGGTTTATTTTCCGTAACAATTAAAAAAGATTAGGTGGTGGCAGATGTCTGAAAAAATTGAAAAAAAGATCTTAGATCTGATTCCCAGATTTGAAAAAATTCGGGAATACAAGGATAAAATGTATTCCCGGAAGGTTCAAAGAAGATTGAAAGATCTGTACAGGAAAATTCACTATTATAAGGATGATATCCGGATCCCTATTCCAAATCTGTGGGCCTATGCTGAAATTGAAGACCGTTATGAATCAGTGGACAATATTGATCTGAATAATAAAAGACAATTGGCCTTTGTCCTGGTCATATTGGAAAACCAGGAAGATCCGGAATTCAACAAATTAAGTGAATCAGAAGTCACAGATCTGGTGATTGCCAGGATGCAACAAATTCCAGCCAATGAACATGAAGACTATATCAAAGCGGTTTATGAAGTCTTCATGATTTTAAAAAAAAACTCAATCAGGAAAACGGAAGTGGTCCTGCAGGAAGCAAAGGAAATTTTGGCTGGCCAGAAATAGCAGCATATCTGGCAAAAGAAACCGGGATAAAATTGGATTATTATATCCGGGAATTAAATCTGGTCAATATCAGTGAGTTCCTTTTTCGTTTAGAATCTGCCAGCAATGCCATGGCCAAAAAACCTGGCCCACCAATCAATCAAAATATGAAGGTTCATTAATGGCACCAAAAGAAACAGCAGAATATAATTGTCCGGAACAGCAAAGATTGACCAGGATAGAAACCCAGGTCCAGGACACTTTGATAAAAGTGGAAATTCCAGCCATAAAAAAGAAAATTGATTCAATCATAAAAAAACTGGACAATGGAGTCATTGCCAAAGTCAATGAGGCAATGGGCAATCAGGAACAAATGGCCCATGATATTTCAGTATTGCAGAAACAAGTGGTGGAAAGACCAAAGGATCCGAAAACAAAAGAGCCGATGGAAAGAAGGGCAGATCCATCCAAAACATTCAAACAAAGATGGCAGGAATTATCACCAGGCAAAAAAATATCATTTGCCAGTATAGGTTTAGGGATTGTGTTTAAAGGTGAAATCAGGGAATTCATTTCCACTGTTTTGTCTGCATATATAAATCAATGAAAGCTGATCTGGATGAAAAGACTGTCATACTTGAATCAGATGATGTCACGAAATTTTTGGAAATACTGGATTTTAATATCATTTATTTTCGGAAGGCCATCAGGTGTGTAAGGTCAGAAGATTATAAAAATCAATTAATCAGATCTGAAAAGATGTATGAAGATCTGATGGATATCCTGGGGAAAAAATGGCGAGAAAAGACAAAGATATCCGGCTGATTGTTCAAATGGAAGTTGACCGGGCCATCCGTGATGCAAAACGGATGGACAATTCAATTGATGATATGGGCAAGTCAGCAAAGACTGCCATGCCATCCATGAAGGGCCTGGCCGGTGTCACATCCGGATTCATTGGTGCCCTGGCTGTGAAGGAACTGGCCCTGGCCGTGGTGGAGTTGGGAAAATTAGGTGCCCAGGCCAGAAACGTGGAAAAGGCATTCCGGCAATTGGACAACAGTGATGAACTGCTGGAATCCATGCGGAAAAATATCAGGGGATCTGTTTCAGATCTGGAATTAATGAGACAGGCCATCACTGCCCTGGATTTAGGTGCCACAAATGAACAGATGGAAATCTTCACCAAATTTGCCAGGTTTGAAGCTGTCCGGAAGGGTGGGGATGAATTGCAGCTGCTGCAGAACATCCTGGGTGGTGTTTTGCGTGGATCCACAGAACTGCTGGATAATTTTGGTCTGAGTCTAACCCAGGTACAAAGGGAAGAAGAAAATCTGGCCAAGGCCATGGGCAGAAGACTGACAAAAATGTCAGCAGCCGAAAGAAGGACATTAAGAGTCCAGGCAGCCACAAATCTGATGGCCCAAAGACTGGAAGTGGCCGGTGATGCTGCCCTGGAATCTGCAGACCATTCCACCAATGCTGCAGCAGCCTGGGAAAACCTTCAAGTCCAGATAGGCAAAATGATTGATCAGCCGGTGGATGATTTTTTCAGTGTGGCAGCAGATGCCATGAATTTTGCCACCGAAGCTTTAAAAAGTTTGGAAAAACAATTCATATCATTTCAATTATCTGTATTAAACAAAATAGATCCATCCTTCCAGAAATTGCTGCGTGGTTTGGATGAACATTCCAAAAAGATTATCAACAATGACCAGCAAGTCCAGCAGTTTATGGATATATGGGTGATGGCAAACACACAACTGGCCAAGGCAAAAGAAAACTTGCAATTGATCAACAATGTATATGGTGACCAGTCCCAGCAGGCCAAAGATGCCACATCCAAGGTGGAAGAAAATGCCAGGATTGCCCATGAATCATATCTATTATTACAACAGCGTGTGGTGGAATTAAGAAAAGAGCTGGGAAAACCACTGGACCTGGGTGGTGGTGAAGCCGGGGAAGTGGTGGATCCAAAGGCCCTGGACAAAGCCAAGGCAGCTGCCAAAAGACTGGCAGAAGAATATGATGGTGCCATGCAATTGATCCGGGAATCCGGTGAAAAGACATCCAAACAAATCATTGCAGATGCCCAGGCCATCATTGATAAATACCAGGAACTTAAAAGAAGGAATGTGGAATTAGACAGGGAACAGATAGAGATGGCCAAGGAAATCAGTGAAACCAGCCTGGCAGAAGCCATTGCCGTGGCAGATTATTTGCTGGAACATTGGGAATTCACCGAAGAAGAAAGAAAAAAAATGCTGGACATGCGGAAGGAATGGATAAAAGAAGCATCAGAATTTGAATTAGAACAGGCCAGGAAAACAGCCAGGGAACTGGCCGGGATATTTGACCGGCCAATGCAGACCATGCTGGAAGCTTTTATCCTGGGCACCAGATCTGCCCAGGAAATATGGCAAAATTTCATTGATTTCCTTTTAGCAGAACTGGCCAGATTTCTGACTTCAAAAATTGTCAATGCATTTATGTCATTTTTAGTGGATGCCTTCACATCAGGTGCCGGTGGAAATATCTGGTCAATGTTATCAGCACCATTCAGTGGATCATCATCATCACCGGCTGCCACAGCAACATCCGTGTCACCGGCAACAGCAACAGCACCATCACCGGTCAATCTGCCATCAACAGCACCACCACCACAGACATCATTCCTGCAGCCTGGCAGCATATCCAATGTGACAACAGATAACAGCCGGACAGTGGATTCCGGATCCTGGCAATTGATTATCAATGGCAATGTCTATGGTGATGATCAAAAACTTTTGGATGGTGTCAAACAGCTGCAGCAGGAACATTTGCACAGAATCAGCAGGTCAATAAATGATAGTATATTATGAAAACAATAACAGCAAATTTCACAGCAGAGCAGGAAAAACTGCATACACAACTGGTAAAAAAAATAGAAATCCTGGGCCAGTTTGATGGAGAAATCACAGACAGAGATTCAGCCACACAATTAAAAGTATCCGGTGATGCCACCGGGATATTTTCACAAAATGATTATCTGACCATCCCACTGGTGGATTATGATATTGATTATCAGATATCTGCCAGTCCCACATATGCCGGTGGAAAAACCACCATCACCATCACCGGTACACTTCCCACCACAATTGTTGGATTCCATGTGGCTAAAAAATATATCATCCATGGTGGAGATACAGACTATCTGGTGGAAAATGGAATCAGTCCCATCCGGGTGGATACGGAAGGCGAAACCTTGAATTCATTTATGGCAGATGATGTGAAGGTGGTGGTGGATAACAGTGAAGGATATTTCTACAATAAAGATGCCTCCGGTTTATTCAATCTTCATTTGACTGCCTGGATCCGGGTGAAATTGGGATATAAACAAGACACCACCAGGCTGCTGTATTTTTCAGGAATCATTCCCAGGGAAATGATCCATCCGGATAAATACAGAAAGATCCTGACATTCCAGGCCATGGGTTTTATGAAGGAACTGGAAAGATATCCTGGATTTGAAATCAGCCAGCAGTCCGGATATTTTTTGAAACTAAAAGGAATCAATATAAAAAGTGTGGATGTCCCATCCGGAAGTTTGCCTGGTGTATTCAAAATAAAATATAAATTTGAATCAAAAGGGATGCAGGGCATCACCATCAAAGACATCGACAAAGACACCACCACCGGTGTCAAATCACTGAAATTTGTTTATCCAGATCTTTTTTCCTGGGACAATGGTGCCCTGACTACATTGACCGAAGACACCACCGGCCAGACATTGACAGCAAAGGACACCACCACTATCACTGTGGATTGCACCACCTTTGATGTGCAAAGCCGGGAAGGAATTGTCATTGTTGAAAATGAATTAAAGCCGGAAGTGGCAGCAGAGGGGATCCCGAAAATTCAATTTAACAAGGGACAATGGGAAGATCTGGTCACTGATTTTATCCGGGTGATCAGATATGATGGCAGCACTTACACAGAAGAAACCGGTGAAAATAATGTGTCCGGGGATGAATATGAAGCCTTAGATGATGCCAGTGATTATATATATTTTTATTCTGACCGGCCATTCTATGGTTTGAACATCATCCTGGGTGAAAGTTCAAATCTGGCATCATCCACCATTTCTGTGATGTATTCAAAAGGATTTGACACCTGGGCATCACTGACAGTCACAGATGGCAGCAGCAATTTATCCCAGGATGGAACCATCACCTGGACCAAGGCTGCAGCAGAAGGGTGGAGGCCGACAGCCCAGGAACCATCCGGTCTGGATGATGTCCAGAATCTTTATGGGATCCGGATATATATATCATCCTATGGATCCGGTGCAGCCTATTTTGACCGGGTGACCAGAAGGATCCGGCTATATGGAACAGATGGCCGGTCCATTGATCTTGAACATGACTTCACCAAATTTGGCCAAGTGGATTTAGAAGAAGATCTGATCATCAGACAGGATGATTCCGGAAACTGGATCACTGCAAACTGGTATAGGAATTTACCCATAAATAAAATTGTGGATCTATGCCTGGATAAAGCAAATATTTTAAGTGCAGACCGGAACATTGACACCCTGGCATTGACTTCTGATGATCCCACTATTCATATATTTGGCCAGGCACCATATCCATTTTATGGGAAAAAGGTCACTGCAGGATTCTGGGATGCAAACAGGCAATTGTGGTGGCTGGGAATTGAAGATGAATTGTGGACATTTGATGAAACAGAAGGATTTGAACATATTGACACAGTGCCACCACCCACAGATGTCCTGACAACAGTCCACATAATTTCTGCCCTGGCCATGGATGCAGCGAATCAGATCCATGGCATTGGGGAACAAAAGTGGCCAAAGACACCGGCCACCAGGTTCAATTTTACCTTCCGGGCCAACACCGGTGGCATCACTGATTTTTATGATTTTTTTCAGATCTATGCCAGGACCGGAAAAAGGCAATACCGGAATGGATATTATGATGGTGCGGATCATCGGACCATAGGATATTCCACATTAAGAAGTTCAGGTGAAAATCTGTGCATTCCTTATCCACAGATGTTGTCACATTATCCCGGATCAGAAAATGTATTATATGATGCCAATGGTTTGGACACCAACAACATCACCGGCAATGGCCGGTTTTATTTCGGAACCGGCTGGCCATCAAATCCAAATTCAGGAACAGAATATTTTTGCCCAGCCGGACATTATATGCTGAATGACAACGTGACCGGGACCGGCGACCAAAGCAATCTGGCTTTTCCCTTTGAATTGGGAAATCCATATGTGGTCCGGTGGGATTCAAACAATGACCGGTGGATCATATGGTCCAGCCTGGTCCATGACACCCTGGCTGAATCTGATATCAGATATGTGGATTATCAGGGCAATGAAGGGTCCATGTATGATATTTATACAAATAAAAATATCCATGTCAATGTCATGGCCATCACATTTGATGGGACATATAATTATCTGGCATTCATGGAGTGGTCAGATTCAGGTGCCGGGACAAAATCACCCTGCATTTTATATCGGAATTTATCAAGTCTGACAGCATTATTTAATTTTTCATCTGATTCAGCAGAAGCCGGGCAATCCATCACTGGCCGGGAAGCATACCAGGTCATTTTGGACATGGCCATAAATTCAACTGAAAACACCATCCATGGATGTCTTTTGGACCGAGGAAATTTTGAATATCATTATTTTGTATATGACATCACAGCAGATGAAATGTATTCAATTCAATTGACAGATCCACACCGGCAGATGATTCATTTTCTGTCACACACAGTGGACACCACCGAAAAAATATATGCCATGGTCATTGACAGACGATATCAAAAAGAAGGATCCTATCTGATTGAAACCACATTCAGTGGTGGAACAATCACCATCACAGAAAAAGATGTGATTGATCATTCAGATTATGACAGCACATTTCTGATATCCGGAAACAATAAAATTTTAGGCAATACCATTGGTGAAAATGGTGTCCTGTGGTCCTATACAGAAAGCTTTTATCCGGTCATTCAATATGCAGACTTTTCAAACATGGTTTTAAGGGAAGTTCTGACAGACATGGCACAGCTGGTTGCCTTTGTCATATGGATCAACAGCCAGCGAAAATTCAACATGAATAAAAGGGAAACATATGATGACACCTTCACATTTTACAGTGAAAAGCATTTATTAAATGAAGGGATCCAGCCACAGGGAATCTGGAAACATTATTATGATTACATCCAGGTGAATTGGGAATCCATCCTGGATGATTCAAATGGTGATGAAACATCTGGGACACCAGGATGGGACAGGCGTGGCCTGGAACTGGAAAACAGATTTATCACAGATCAATTCCTGGCAAAAGCCATTGCAGATGAAAATCACAGTTATCTGGGCACCATCCGGGAAAGCATAAAACAGAATTCAATTCCAATCCTGGAATTAGAACAAAGGGACAGATTCAACACTGTGTATTCAGAAAGACGTTATGATATAGACAGATCATCATATTTTCACATAGAAAGCCTGCATCTGGATCTGCAAAAATTAATATTAACCATTAAAGCTATAGGAATGTAAAATGGCACAAATTGAAGCAGCCAATGTCATTGCCGGGATTGAAAATCCCAGAATTTTAATTGTGGGTCCAGAACTGGTCACCAACCAGGGTTTTGAAGAAAATTTAAATGATTGGACAGCAGGAAATGGTGCCACCATCACCAGGGAATCAGATACCGCAACACCATTTGGGGATTATGTGATGGGCGTGGAAGATGATTCCATCCTGGCAAATATGTATGTGGATCATACAATAAATTTTGGATCTGCCATTCAAGGTAAAAAATTCATCTGTACATTATTTGCAAAAAGGGCCAGTGATACAAATCAGGTATTCAAAGCCAAATTTGAAAATGGAAGTGTGGAGTCCAGGACAGCATTTGAATACTGGAAAAAACATGTTTATGAAACCACCATGCCCACACCAGATGCCAGCACTACATTTTTTTTCCAGATATATCCGGAATCTGGTGATCCGGTCACATCAGAAGGAAAAATATATGTGGATCATGTGTCTATCCGGGAAATATTATATGATATACAATTGCCTTTGCCCTGGAGAAATCAATTTAAGCATGGTTTTATTCCATTATTACAATCCGGATATAAATTAGATAATGCAGTAAATAAAAAATTTTATAAGGGTCTGGTTTATTATTATTCTGCCTTTTGGAATAAACTGACAGTTGCCGAAGAACAAAACAGAAATAAAATTATTATGGAAAACCAAATCAATGGCAATGATCTGATTATATTTCCACATAAAGATTCAGACAGATGTTATCTTGTATCATGTGAAAACAATCGTCTGGAATGGTCATGGATGTCCGGTGTGGCTATTGGCCATGAAGGTGGTATTGAATTAATGGGCAATGAGTTGTTTCAAATGGCACCAGATGATGTGGTCACATCATCTTATTATGAAAATATCATTATCAGTGAGGATATAATAATCACATAGGGGGAATTTATGAGATATATTATTTTAATTTTTATAATTTTGGCCACACCATTGCTGGCCCAGAATACATCACCCATAATGAAGGTTCTTGAATATCCAAATAAATCAGCAGTGACCGGTGTGGATGTGGATCTATACTATTATGACACAGATACCAAGGCATATGACCTAACAGAAACCAGTCCCGGTGTTTATGAAAATTCATCTGTAGTCTGGGGCCAATATTATCTATATATTGATAATGTAAATAAAAAAACTATCTGGCATGGAACCAGACAGATAAATGAAACATTGGAACAAATGGATCCTGATTATAATAATCTTTTAGATAATCAGGGAATTGAAGATTCAGTAATTACATTAAGCAAATTAACAACTGCAGCATTGCAATATATGGGAAGCGGTGGAAATATTGAAAATCAAGCTGATGATAATTCTATTATTGCAAATCCAGATTCTACGATATCCGTAAATGAAACCTGGCTGGATACAACATCAACTTTAACAAACATATATCCTAGATATATAAATATATTATTTACAGGGGCAACTCCGAATGATGCCACAGAAGACCATGTAGCAATACAAGCTGCAATTGATTCAGCATCCACCTATGGAATAGGAAAAGTTCTTATTCCTGCTGGTAATTATAGAATCGGTTCATCAATTTTTATGAAAAATGATGTCACATTATTTGGTTTTAATAGGGAAGTATCCGGATTTACATTTGATTCCTTGAATTATTGTATAAGAGGTGATGGTGTTTCAAATATTGCAGTTCAGGATTTATATATAACACATGAAACATATCCAAATGATACAACAATGATGTGGGATGGAGATTATTTTAAGGCAGCTGCAATTCTTTTCAGGGATGTTAATGATGTAAGGATTGAAAGACTTAAAATAACAGGGACAACATCTTATGGAATGCATATAGGTGATAATGGGGCAAATGCAAATTCTAAAAATATTATTATTAATGATTGCTGGATGTATAATGCAGGATATTATAACCATTCAATATCTGTGGGTGGGAATGAATCACATGGTATAACTTGGGATGATACAGACTGCCATTCTGTGACGATAACAAATAATCGGGTTTACAGATCAGGACAATATAAATGGCTTGCACCCGGAACTTTACATGATACAGGAATTGCAGGGATAAAAACCGACATGGTAAGAAAAGCGATTGTTTCCGGTAATCATGTAAGAGATGTTCAAACAGGTATAAGGATAGAGCAATCGGTTAATGTAGTAACGGCAAACAATCAGGTAGAAAATGTCGGGGCTGAAGGTATTCATTATTATTCAAGTTGTGATTATGGTTCAATAGCCAACAATATTATCAATGTTTTTGGCCGGATACCACACTCAGCATATATAAGACAGGGAACGGCGAGCGACACTTTAATATCGAGAATTTATTTTAATGATGACAATGCTAATGACTTAGACTTACCGAGAACGATAAGTGATGGTGATTCTGGATGGATTACGTGGCCTTATGCTTGGGAGCATATTAGTGATGCTGGCAGTCTTGATTCAATCCCACAATGGGACACTACAGGAATAAGTTTGTTTAATCCGTTTCGTGGTTATGGTGGAATTATGGTTACATCTAACACCAACAATGTTTCAATAACAGGAAATCATATTACAGGCAATACGACACAGGTAAATGGTAAATATACACATGCAAGTGATTATGGAATTGTTATTGACGTTCATCCCGTTAACCAAGTGACTTTATCGGGTGGTGGCCATTCCGTATCGGGGAATACCGTTAGAAATGTTATTAATTCCACCAAACAGATTTACGCGCCACAATACCAGGATCAAGTCACCGCTATCAATTATAACAGAGGAACGGCTGCGGAAAGTTCAATATTTCCAAACACAGCAACCGTACATGATTGGGCGGCAGCTGATGTTTTAAATGTTGGCGCTGATCAACCTTATAATGATTTAAGGGTGTTTGCATCTGACTTTTCAAACATTGATGCATCACTTGAACAATTAAAAGCCTATATTGGCCTTGATCCATATAT